TTCTCACCTTTGTCGTTCAGCACGTGTTCTACAGCTTCTTCCTTACTCTTGTACTTTACAACATCGTCATATTGATAGAAGAACTTCCAGAACACCAGCCCTTTGTATTGAGGGTAATACCAATCTCCATACTTCCATACACGAGTTTTCATTTTATCTCCTCAATCCCAACCCATTCGATGCCGCCACCCTTCAGTGCCAAAGTAGTCGTCTTGATCACCATCATCAAGCATTGATTGCATCTCGTTGATGTCTTCTACAAAGTTAATAGCATCTTCTTCGTTAAGACCTTTGCCTGCAAGAATTTTGCCAATGCAAATATTAAATTCTTTTTCTGTCATTTCGTCCACCCAAGTTCTACAGCTTTCTGAAGGGCTTTGATGAGGTTTTCTACGTCTGTTCCATCTAGCGAGACATATTTGTGGTTGTCGCAAATGTCAATCTGCCCTGGTCTGTTGCCTAGGCATATAGCGAATGCTTTCAGGTAAGTCTTTTCGTCGCTAAAATCTATCTGCTTGATTTCTTGGATTGGATATCGAATGTCCAGTTTCATCATTTTTCCTTTAAAGCGGCATAGCCTCTAGAACAGGCACACCATCAATCACAAGCCCCGTCCCAACGATAGGACGCTTAAGATTGCTGTTATTATAAGCGTAAGCCAAACTCTTATCATTAATCAGGCACCCAGCATTCATCGCCCAGAACAGCCCGTTAGGATTGGCCCAATACTTCACACCAAAGCTTTCGTGGAAGTGTCCGCACACATGGCTCATAGACATTGCTTGGCTCGTCTTAATTGCGTCACTGCTCTTGCCATGATGGATGTACACTTGCTGACCATCTGGCAAAGTAATCGTAAGATCGTTGTGCCAAATCCAACCTTCATCTACACCCAGCACTTCATTATAGCTCCGAATGTATCTACGTGGCAAGCCATGATGCTTGGCTTTACGGTAGATCATCGAACCATGATTGCTATCAATGATATCCATCTTAGGGAACAACTCTTTCAACTCTGCAATCACAGGTAGAGAGGCGGAAAGCTCGTCACCAGCACTCATCAAGTCAGGATCGCTGTCATGGAACGAGAGAGCATGCTTGTCAAGTTCATCACCTAAACAAATGACGCGAGTTGGGTTGTAACGTTCTTTCAGAGACTTCAAGAACGGAATAGTGTTCGGATGATGGTACGGGATGTGCATGTCGCTGATAAACAGAATACGGCTGTTATCATGCTTGTCTTTTGGTGCAGGATCATCGTACATTTCAACCACACGTTCTTCTACTTCGGACATTTCTTTGTAATACGCGCGGAGATAGTCGAGACATGTACTACGTGCGACCCCTAGGAACTCCGCAATCTCACGTCGGCTCATCACACCAGTGTTGCACAACTTCACAGCAGCTACGCGCCAGTCTTCTTGTTGTTCAATCATTCTTTGTCCCCACCAATGCGGATTTCTTTAACGCGAATATCTCCGACAACGTAATCACTCGTTTGTGCGTTCTCAACCGCTTCACGAAGAAGCTTCATTTCATCCAGAATCTGGCTCAGCAATTTTACCGTTTCATATCCGTCCATTATACCATCCCCTCAATTTTCTTCAGCAAGTCTGCCTTCGTAGCTTCGTAATTTCCGATAAGACGCTTGTAGTGCTCAATCGATTGTTCATTTAGGCGAATACTGTTATCAAGCTGAGCAACACGCTCTTTGAGGTCGTTCAGTTGACGTTGTTGTTCGGCTGTGAGAGTTTTGACTGCATCCACAATAAACCATTCACAACCTTTGACTAGTTTTGCAACAGTCTCTTCAGAAAACAACTTGCCGGGGATTGTGCCGCTCATCGAATAGCTTATACGGTCAAAACCCCGTGCCCAACAAACTTCATAGTCGCCCCAACCATTTCGCTTTACAGTGTGAGTAAAGCCGGGGAATCCGTACGTACGCATTTGGAATTCATCAGGCAGTTTCATCTTCTTCCTCCACAATATGTGCACGTTTGTTGTCAATCATATTTTTCATCTCATCCTTCGGGAATGCTGCTACATATTCGCCTTCACAATACACTTTGTACAAACCATCTGCCAACGTTGCCTTGTAGAGTGATCGGAAACCTTGATAGTGAAAATTAAATTCGTTGGTCATTGTTGGTTCTCCTTAAGAATGTTGTAGAACGTATTCTACACGGGTTGTTGTGTTGATGCAAGCCCTATTTTACAGAGCGTAGAATTTGCTCCACTGCTGTCCTACGCTTATCAGGATTGCTAAGTTGCTCATCTGTATAGCCGTAGTCGTAACAGAATCGCTTGACATCACTCACTTTGCTTTTGCAGATGGCGATGGCTTCTTTCTGCACTCTTGCCTCTTCCCTCGTGTATCCGTGTTTGTCCATCAACGTCTTGACATCATGGCATTCATGACACAACACTTGCAAACCCTCAGGGCCGCAGAACAGACGCTCTACAAAGTCGGCAATGTCATCCTTGCATGTCAAGCTGCCAGCAGGAATTTTGTGGTCAACAGCCACCTGCTTGCTCTCAAAGAGCATATCACACTCAGCACACACGTAACTCCATTTGCGGCGCTTGTTGTCACCTTTGTAGGGCACCTTGGCTTTGTCAAGAGCTTCGTAGATGGCAGACCAACGACGAGAGAGTTTACGAAGTCCTGAGCGCAACCAAGTATAGAACTCTACAGGTTTCTTGTCTTTCTTACGGCTTGTAGACATAACCCTCCGCTTCATTCTTGTTGCGTACGTAGTTGTACACGTTAAGAATCTTAAGTCCGCTAATGTCTAAGGAAAAGAACCGCTTGACAACACGACATTCAGGAGAAAGTGTGTCAATCACTTTCCAGCCGTACCAAGTTTCAATTGGTATGTAGCGGACAGGGAAGCTTTTCTGTTCACTCATACGTCCTCCTGATAAAATCCATAGTGTTTCAACTCACCCTCTCTCCTAGCTTTCACTGCGTCGTCAAAATTCTTATGCGAGCCAAGATCGTGAAATTTACCATCTTTTTGTATGTACGCTTGCCATGTACCAACCTTTGTCTTTCTTACACCGGTTTTACCTGAAGTGTTTGTGGACTTAAGCCTTTTGTTGAAACCTTGTACGGATAAACTAGACTCCCACTTACAGTTTTCCGGCTCATAGTTGCCCTGAACTGACATTCTTTCAAGTGTATCTTCATCGTTAGGGATTCCCATATCTTCAACAAAGTTCAGAAACCCGTCCCGGCCTCGCCACCTGTCACAAACCGTAACACCTTTGGCTCCGTAGTTCGGATAGTTGTTGCAAGTTTCTGTGTAGCACCGTCGAATCATGTCTTTCCAAGCAGCCCGAACTTTTGATTTTGACAGTCCATGAGTAGTGAAGGCTGTTTTCGCCCGCTCGGCAGCTTTTTCTTTAGCTAGGCAACCACAAGATAGGGTATCTCCGCGCAGCATTGCATCTTGTCTAACCGACTTCAGTTCTCCGCAATCACATACGCATTTCCAATATTTGTATTTTTCGGCCTTGTCAATGATAACAAGTCTTCCAAATCTTTCACCAATTGATAACCTATCCCTTGTAAGTTTACCATACTCCCAAGTCATAAAGCCACTCCTAATTTTTCCAATGTTGATTTCACATCGATCTTGTCATCTGGTTTCCTCAACATCATAGCCATAGTAAAGCACTCTTGCATCACATACAACCAGTCAATTTCCACCTTTCCCTTACAGCCATCTACAACTTTTCTTTCGGGGTACAGCTTCTTAAAAATTCTTACAAGGGCTTCAAACGCTTGTTTATCTGTTGTGCAGTCTTTTAAGTATTCATATGCTGATTTCGGACCCCATTTAGTGTCAGAAAAACAGTTGGCTGCATAGTTGTCTGCGCTATCAGATGACCCCACCTGAAAATAAAGCCACATTCTTCCGCAACCGTCTACGTCACCTTTCTTATCCAGCCATAATTTGCCTAAACCTTCGATGAATCGAACCTCATCATCCTTATTCGGGTTGTAATGGAATCCGGGGC